TTCCCGCTTCAAAGTTAGCAAGAATACGGTTACGACCTCTACGAACAGAGCATCTCATAACCTGATCGCTTATATCTACTAAATCTGCAGGTGCATCTCCTAAAACACCTAGATTTAATTGACCAAACGCAGCATTGTCAAGAATAAGAGGGTATGAAAAAGATGGACCATTAGCAAAGTCAATTTCTACTTTTAGTACTGGTAATGTCATTTTATATTTCCTGCAACAATAGGCCGTAACCACTAGACTGACCTTGCAAAAGTCCTTGTCTAATTGTTTGAACCAAGTCTTGTTCAGATGTTACAGATCCATAAACTGCTAAATTAATATTTGTAGTACCACCAGAACTAGAGAATGCATCAGACATTAAACTCATACCGTTGTCTAAAGTGCTAGAACTAAAGAGTCTACTATAATCTATGCCTCCACCATATAAAGAAGAACCAGTTAGTGGTGCTGGAGCAGGACTTTTTGGAATCCCAAGATAGCCAAAGTCTCCTGGCATAAAGGGCTTGTCTATAGCCATTTCACGATCTATTAACTCTTGAACACCGCCAGGAATTGGAGGGTTCATAGTTGGTGGGGGTGGTGGAGTTATAACAGCGCCCTTAAGTTTTGCATTATAGGCGTCTAGTGCACTTGAAGCATTTTTCCATCCAAGTGCTGCAATATCTCCAGCACTAAGAGCAGTTCCTTTTGCATCAACAGGGGCACCAATTTTTGCAAGGTAGTCAACTACTTGTTTTGTGGTTAGACCCCACTTATTCTTTAAATTTTCAATTTCAATGTCGCTAAGTTTACGATCACCAATTGCATAAACAAAGTCAGCATACTTACTGGCTGCAGTTTGTGTTAAGTTCCACTTGGACATAAGTTTAACAAGTTCTGAGTCATCAAGTTTTCCATCACTATTAATAGCCTTTAAGAAATCAAGATATTGTGCTGTTTTTGCAGTTAATGAGTTAAATAGAGTAAGTTCTTCTTTGCGTAAACTAATTCTCTCTGCTAATGACTTGTCAACCTCTTTTTGCTTCTTTTGTAGTAATTCTACTGCTGTTAATTGAATAAGGTCATACTCATCTGCCTCTGTTATTTTAACCCGTCCATCAGTCATTGATGCAATTCTTTTCTTAACCGCTGCAGTTCTGGCTTCAATTGCTGCTTTTCTTTTGGCTGCCATTTCTTCTTTTGCTAGTTGTGCATCATTTTTTTTCTTTATATCAGCCGTAATTTTTGCTTGCTTTATAGCATTATCTATCATTCTTGATGAGTGCTCATTAGCCCTTTTACCAAGTTTTTCTAATCTTTTTTGTAATTCTTCAGCAGAGTCTCCTGCCTTCTTGTTTGACATGCCAAACCAGTTAAATTGTTTTGCAAGTTTAAAAATACCATAACCTACAGCACCGATTACAAGGGCTAATCTGCCCCAAGGAGTCATGAATATTGCTTTGCTTAAGGCTATAAATCCTCTAGTTAGAAATGCAATTAAACCTTTTGATTTTGCTGCCCAGCGACTAATTCCTTGAAATCCTGAAATTACTTTGGCTTGAGTACCACGAAAGAATCCTAGTTGTGCTGTTAAATCTTTATATGCTACTGTGCTTCCTCTTGTCAATCCAGCCATCATCTTAAGATCTTTAAACTTCTTTGCTGCCATCATTGCTATACCTGCTGCTGCGCTAAATGCATTGATTGCTACAATTAACTTAAGCCATCCACCAAGACCAAATGGAAGAATAGCATTAACTCCTTGAATTACTTTATAAATATCTTGAAATGCAGTTACTACTTCTTTAATAGAACCAACTGAACTTTGTAGGGCATCGTTTAATTCATATTTATTCTTGTTAATCCAAACATCAAGCATAGGAATAACGTCTGTATCAATATACTTAACAAGAATTTCAAGTGCTGGCATTAATGCAAGACCTAATTTATCTGATACCTGATTAAAACTTAGTTGTAATGTTTCTAACTTCCCTGAAAATGTGTTTGCTGCTGCTGAAGCCTGTCCACGACTTACTCGTGCTAAATCTTTTTGAATTTTTTCAAAATCTTTTGCTTTAACTGCAGCCTTATCAAGAGGAAGTCCTAGTTTTGTTAATGCTGTAAAATTTCCACCTATTGCTCTTGAAAGTGCTGTTGTGACAGAACCTAAATCTTTTCCTGACGCAGCACTAACATCTGTTGCTAAACTTAAAAGTTCTTGTGCTTGTCCAAGATCTCCTGTTGCTGTTACTAATTTTTGAAGGGCAGGAATTAACTCTTTATTGTCTATAGCAACCTGCAGTTCAAGACTATCTAAATATTCAATATTTGCAGCAATGGCTGCATCTGTTGCTCCAGTAGTATTGCGTAAAGCAACTGCTAAGGCTGCTTGCTGTTTTTCATCTGCTGCTGCGCCTTTAACTGCATCTACACTAAGTTTAACAGCAAAAGCAGCGGTGGCTGCTCCAGCAAGAGCAAATGACTTTACTGCCTTTTTACCAAAAGCAGAAATTTTCTTTTCAAGTCTTGCAATATCTTTTTGTGCTGCCTTAGTTCCTTTGTCTGAATATTGAGTCAGAATTCGTGCAATTACTGCTGCAGTTGCCATTTTATTCACCACTCCTATTCAAATTTCTTTGTAGTTTATTTTTAACATTTTCAAATGCTGCAAAGATGTTTCTTTCAATCTGATCTCTACGCTTATCCACTACCTTCCAGATTAAGCGTGATGGTTTAAATGTTTCATTGTTTAAATTACTTATAAACCTATTTTTACCACTACTTTTATTTGTTCTACCTGCTAATTCATATATTACACCTGCTGCTGATTTGTTCTTTATTGCTCCCGCATTAGTTGTGTAATCTTTTCTTACTTTACCCTCAGCCTTTGAGGATGAAATACCTTGCTTAATAATACTTTGATCCCAAGCAGGCCAACCAGCACCATTACGAGAACGAGGGTTAACGGCAGGCTGAGTACGCCATCCACTCAATGGTGGCGTGGCACTGACTTCGGCTAGTGCTTCTTTCTTGGCAGTGCTGAGTTCTTTATTAACTATTTTATTAAACTCTTTAACTGCAGCCTTATCAAATGCCTCTAATGCTTTTAGTGTTTCCTTAACTCCAGTTAACACTATCACATCTTTACTCATTACCTGCTCGCATCCTTATTTTTTTGTTTGAGATAAATAACAATTGCTTCAAGTACGCCATCAGGTGCGTCCATCAAATCAATTGGTGATATTCCTGTTTCCACAGAAAGCATTGCTAACGTATAGGTTAGGCTGTCTCTGTGGATTCGAAATTTGGGTCTACTACCAACTCAACACTATCTAAAGTGTCAAGGAAGCCATCGCCCCAAGGTTTTACAACTTTACCACTATCTTTCATGGCACTCCAAGCCAAGAAATAGACGTGTTCTAGTCTTTGATCTTCGCTAAGGAGTTTTGCAAATCCCTTGCCAAATTTTTGTTCAAATGCAACTATTGATCGTGGTCTTAGAGAATATACTGCTTCTAAGTCGTCAGTAGTCTTTACCTTTATTTGTAATCCGTCCATTTTATTGCCCCTTTTCTATGGTGTTGTATCTTTTGTTATTGCGCCATATATTGGCCATTGTACCTGAACCGTTGCTAAGTCTCCTACGCCACCAGACAGTGGAGACCACTGGCTGACAACACATTGAAACTGATACTCAGGATTTGTTGCTGATATTGCAGCATTGCGTGGTCGTACAGTACATGCAATATTTAGCCCTCGAAATGGGTAAATAAGAGCATCAACGCCACCATTGGCAACAATATCAAAGTCCTGTTGAAATTCAAAAGTAACTGAATTGTCCTCAAGACCTGCAACCATTTTTTTTGCAATGTCTCCAACTTGTGTAACCTCAACCAAGTCAAAATTAGTATTTATGCTCAGTGAAGTAATGTGATCTGAAACATCTTCTCCATCAAGTGTTACTACTGGATTAGTTAAGACTACTTTTGCCATGATTAAGGAGTTACATCCTTAACGATTGCTCCTGTGATTGGCCATGTAACTGAAGCAGTTGCTAATTCGCCTACTGCGCCATTTACTGGGGTCCACTCAGAAATCAAGGCTGAAAATTGATATTGAGGCGAGTCAGAAGAGATTGCAGCATTTACAGGCTGAATCTTTATTGCTGCTACTGTTCCTAGTAGTGGATAAATTGTTGCTTCTACTTCACCTGCTGCGAAGTCTTGATGAAAATCAAGTGTTACTGCGTTGTCAACAAGTCCTGCTTGTCGGGTACGTGCTGCTGCTGGAACGTTTCCTCCACCAAATGCGGTGGTTTCAACTGCGTCCCATGTTGAGGAAAGTGAAACTGATGAAATGTGATCGCTAAGATTTACTCCTGCGATTTCAACATCAACGTTTGTTAATACGATTCTTGCCATTATTATTTATCTCCAATTTCTTGTGAATTAAAAACAGGTGTTTTAACTACCTGTGGTACTTCTTTTACTTCTGGTGTTTCTTTTACTTCTTGTACTTCTTGTACTGCTTTTGGTGTATGCCCTGATTTTGTGATGTGACCAGATGCTAGAAGATGCTCTACGCTTCCTCCTGCATCAAGTATATCATCTTGCGTAAGTTT